GTAGTGATTTTGCTCTACTGTGTTTTGCAGGTAACGTAAATAGTAAAGGTGATTTATTACCTTTTAATATATAAACTCGGTCTTTAATTTCCCAATTTTCCATGATATAATATAATTTAATAATTAAAAATAAAGGTATATGGGCGCCGAAGCGCCCGTTACCTTATGAATGATGATTAGTCACTGTCTCCAGTTGCACCGTCAGCATCTTTGAATAGAATAAAGTTGTTAGCAGCTTGAACACATAAACATCTTTCTGATAAGAAGTGTACGTTCATAGCATCCTCGTCACTTGTATAGTTTCCACCAACTGATCCTGTGATCCAAGATTTCATTCTTCTGTCATCAGCTTCTGAAGCTCTATATCTAACATGTAAGAATGGTCTCTTGATATTTTTACCAAGAATCTGGTCGTAAACTGTACTTGTTCCAGCAGGAACTAACACACCTTGTACGTCTCCAACTAAACCTCTAGTAGTACCATCGTTTAGATATTTCCAGTCAGACTTATAGAAGTCATAAGAACCTCTTCTAAATCCTGAGAAACCTAAATTAAGTGCCATATCTTCAGAGTTGTCAAATACACCATAAGATGTACCGCCAGTTCCGTAAGAATTTTGCTTAGCAAGCATATTATCGATAGCTAAAGATGTTCCTCTGTTTAAGAACAACATGTTTTCTTCGATAGAACCTTGCTTATCAAGTTCTTGTAAGATAATATCAAACTCTACTAAACCTTCACCTGTGTTGTTTGATCCAGTTTCGCCAAAGTCAGGGTTGTTGAAAACTAGTCCTCTGTCACTGATAGCAGCAAATAAACCTTCAGTACCGTGTAGACCTGTACCCGCGCCACCACCGTTAGCAGTGCCTAGGAAAGAGTCCATTTGGCTTCCTGAAACTTTTTCAGCTTCAATCATTGCCATTTCTAGTTGATCTTCAAATCTAATTCTTGCTTCGTGCTCAGATTTTAAGTACCACAAGTATCCACCAGTTCCAGCTTCAGTAGTTACTTCTACCCAGCCGATGCTAGCAGTGTCAGATCCGTTGATGCTGTACTTGTCTCTTAAGATGATAGGCTTGTTACTAAAAGTAGTAAAGTCAGCATCTTTAGAAGATCCAGCGTTTTCAGATCCTTTTTTATACTCAGTACCGTATACAAACACTTTCAAACCAGTTGTGCTATTAGGAATACCAGCTACTTGTAAGTTAGCAGCAGCATAAGGAATAACATTTACACCGTTTGATACAGAACCACTTGCAGAAACTACTACAGCTTTTACAGCAGCACCTGAACCATCATAAATAACGATAGTATCATGTGGGCTAACTAAGCCAGCTTTTGTAGCGTCAGCAAAAATCAATACGTTATCAGTTGAGTCTGATCCTACAGAACAGTCATCAAATGCAACGTGAATTCTACCTTGCTCAGACCATACTACTGTGTCTGAAGCCATAGGCATTTCAGCTCCTACCATTTTTAAGAAACCTGAGATAGTTCTATTTCCGTATCTCTCTACTTCTTTCTCATAAACTTCTGGTAAAAACTGCTTCGCAAAATTATAATCATTACCCGCGATAGAAAGGTAATTTGACCCGTATAAATCTTTTACAGGTCTTGGAGTCAAATGCTGTAATGCAGCACCTGCACTCGAAAAACTTCCACTTGCCATTTTTTTTAATTTTTAAATTTAACTTATTTTGTTTGTTCTAATTTTAAACTTATAGTCATCAGAACTATCACCAACCGGTCTTACGCTAAACCCAGAGTTGTTCACAGGTTTACTGTGTGTACCTCTTGGATCCATATCAACGTTTTTAGCTTTTGCTACACTTTCTTTTATAGCATCAGCTTTACCTTGCTCGTAAAAATGATTAGCAACCAAATCAGGATTCATTGCTGTAAAAAGTGATTTGTGATAACCATTAGCATCTGACATTTCATTGTTTTCGTTTAAGAACTTCTTAACGAAATTATTAATATCACCTTGGGTATCTCTTACCTTTTCAGCATCCTTAACGTTAAATCTATATTTTTTATCGCCGACAGAATATTCAAAACCTTTGAAGTTATCGTTGAAAACGCTATTAGTTTTCTGCTTAAAAATAGATGATTGACGTTCCTGCATTTTGTTAGTTTCTTCTAACTCTTTGTTATACCTACTAAAGAACTCAACTGCTTTCTGTTGCTCAGGGAGTAACTTACTACCAGCTTTGATCTCGTCGTAGTATTTAGACTTTAACCCGTCTAAGTGGTTTTTAGCATTCGCAACTTGCTCTTTTAATGCCAATTTTTTTCTTTTAATTTCTCTATCTGAATCTTCATCTTCATTTACAGAAAACTCATCTTCAATTAAGAAATTAATCTCATCAACGTTTAGATGTGGTTTAGATGATTTATAGTATTCATATAGTAAATCTTTATCTTCAAGACCACTATAATCTTGATTTAATCTTACATAATCTTCTAAACTTCCACCGGTTTCATTTATAAAGTCTACAACTTTTTGTATGTTTTCCGGTAATGGTTCACCAGTTTCTTGAGCTTCAGCTATTGCTTCCTCTACTTCTTCTTGTACCTCTTCAACTTGTTCTTGAACTTGTTCTTCGGTAACTTCTTCTAAAACTGGAACCTCTTCTTCAACTTGCTCTTCAGTAACTTCTTCAGTAACCTCTTCAACTTGTTGCTCTTGTTCTTGCTCAGCAACTGGTTCTTCAGCAACTTCTTCTTGTTGCTCTGGATTAGGTATCTTATTAAGATCTACTTTATAAGTACCGTCTTCTTGAAAACCAGTTTCTGGCTTTTGTTCTTCTTGTTGTTCTACTTTTTCTTCAACAACTTCTTCTTGAACATTTTCTTGTTCTTGATTCTCTGCCATAATATAATATTATAAAATTAAACAAATGTTTATCTAGGATCAAACTGATTTAACCCTACACCTCCACCTAATATATCATTACTTGACGATTCAAAGTTTTTAGGTGGTTTATTAGTTTTTCTTTGATCGATTAATTCAGACTGTTGACTAGCTTGTATTTTAGTACGCTTGTCTTTTCTGTCTTCTTTGTATTTTTCTTTAGCGTTAACTGTTTCAAGCTCCATACCTTTTAAACGCATGTTAATCATAAACTCATGATTCATTAACTCTTTTTTCAAATTAACTTCTTGCATTAATCTTTCTAACTCAAATTTACTTTTAGCTTGCTCTAATTGTAGTTTTTGTTGAGTTAACGCTTGTTGTTTTTCTACCTCTGCTTGCGCTGCAACTTGTTGAGCCTGAGCATTGGCTTGAGCTTGAGCTTGTATATTTTGTTGCTGAGCTGCTTGATCAGTCTCCATTTTCTTTTTACGTCTTATTTTCAAAAGCTGATTAGCTAACTTTACATTTTTAATTTCTCTTAAATCTATAGCATCTTCAAGATCTATAGTTTGTTGAGTCAATGCCATTTGTATATTATTCTCTAGCATTTGCTTTTGTTCTTCATCTGGTGCTAGCTCTATAAATATACCAAAATCATATAAATGTAGTTCAGTTAGTTCATCAAGTGTAGCTACATTATGCGTACCGATGCTTTGGATAAATGCGTTTTTAGTCGGTGAATATTCTAATATGTCTGATATTCTTAATGAAACTTTTTCTGCAGTTTCAGCTGTTAAGAATAAACCACTTTGTAGTATATGTCTTGTAGCTGTATTACTGTTCGCTGCTGCTATTTTTTGAACACCAACTAACGAGTCTTTTGAAGGTGTGCTAGCATCTCTAGCTTCATTTAACCCGGTCACGTCTCTTATCATTTGTAGATAATAGTTATACGTACCTATCAAGCTTTGCATTTTAGCACTACCAGCACTGTTTTGTATTTCTTGAATAGGTATTTTACCTGGATTCATATCACCATCAGATGTAAATGATCTACCAATAATACTACCAGTTTGGAAGAACATATTTAATGCTTCTTGTGGATTATAGTTTGTACCATTACCTAAATCAATTTCAGCTAAACCATCAGCATCTAAATAAACACCATCTGGCACTAATCTAGACATTACTTGCTGTAGCTTTAAGTGAGTTAGCTGTATCATATCAGCAAAACCAGTTATTCTACCTACTAAACTTTCTATACGACCCTTATACATTCTAGGCGCACATATACTATAATTCATTTGAACTTTAGTGTAATCACTTTTTGGCCTTAGCATGTTTTTAGCTAATCCCCACTGTAACATTATTTCAGTACCTAAAACTAAAGCACCTTCATATAATACTTCTATTGATTTTTCTAGTTTACCAAATCTTTGTTCTAACGCATCATTAATAACTGGGTTCCAGTCACCTTCTTTAACTATAATTTTACTAGCACCAGTTGCAGTTTCTTTTACTTTATAAACCTCATTAGCGTAGGTTTTGTAATTAAAATATAAAATCTGTACTTGGTTTTTATCTAGTTGGTTTTGCTCTGTTAAACTTCTATTATAAAAGCCACTATTTTGAAAACCTTGACCAGTTATTTTTTCTAATTGATCTTGTGTAAGATTAGGAAAAGCTTTTTTAAGTTCGTTTACTGGTACACTTTTAACTTCACCTACATAATATATGTCATCAAAGTAAGGCGATTCAGTGTAAGAATAAACCAAATTAGCAGGATCTACATAATCTACTTTAATACCTTCTGCTTTTGAAAATGTTGTTTTAACACAGCCTATACCTAAAACAGTTAAATCGTAATTAACTCTACGTCTAGTTAAATCATATTTATTACCGTTTAACACAACGTTTATAGCTTGCTCTTCTGCCAACTCTACAGCTTGTTTGTATGTAAGCTGCATATGTAGCTCTAATTCTTCTTGCGAGTCTGGTAGTTTCTCAGGGTCATTTTCAGTTATCTCTACACCAAAATTATCTTTAGCAAATTTAGATATATCTTTAGTTCTCATGTCTCTTAACACAGACTCCATATACTTAGTTCTCTTACTCATACCGTAAGGATCTTGTGTATATGTTTTTATATCAAAAGCTCTTTCAGATATACCGTTTACTACTATATCTACAAACTTAGGTATAATAGGTACTGGTTTCCAATCAAGATTAAGATACGATAAATCACCGTTAATTGATAATTCATCTTTATATTTTTGTATAGATTGTTCACCTCTAGCATATAGTCTTAATTTATGAAACTCTGTTTGATTACCAAAAAACCTGTTAGTGCCTGAGTCTCTTTTGAACCACTCGCTCTCAATGGCTTTAGCCACCTTGAGCCCGTAGTCATCACTCATTTTTTCTAAATCACTAACGATTTGACTTGGAAAGTATCCTTTAGTAACTGCCTCAGCCATATTAATTATTTATTAGTTTTGATCTTACACCAGAATTTTTGTATCTAGCAAAGTTTAAATTCAATTTTTGTTTTTGCACTTCAGCATTAGGTCTATATAAATGTCTATTACAAGCCATTATAGCCAAACCAGAGCTTATTGATGCATCGTATTTTGTTCTATTGTTTATGTCAAACTTAGCCCAATCTTGCAAAGTTTCATTGAAATATATATTACCAGCATCGCCATCGTGTTTTAAACCAACATGATCCTGTATGTACATTTCAATTGCAGCAGCATGCGCTTGTTTAACATCTTCGCTAGAGTTTGGTATACCACCAACTTCTTTTTCTGCTGTAGATAATTTGTTCCAAACCTTATCAGGTCTGTTCATGGAGTAACCTCTGTAACCACGTCTTCTTAAATAATACAACAATCTAGGTTTGTTGTTTTCAGCTAATAACGGCATTCCATAAAAATGCAAAGCCATTAATACATCTTCAAAAAACATATCAGCTGTATCAGGTCTAGCTATGTACTCTAAAAAGAAATGATTAGGAGGTACGTCCTCCATACTAAATTTTGTTAAACCATGCAAAGCACCTTTGGAACCTTTACCGTCAACAGTACCTGATATATCGTAACTGTCGCAACCGAAAGCACCTAAATGTTCGTTGCCTGGGTATTTTTTACCGTTTTTAATTATAACGTTATTTTGTAATCTACTAGGTGGAAACCAACTAACGTTAAATCTACCATTTTGATTTGGATAAAATATAACTGTTTTGTCTTTAACACCGTTTAACCATTGAAAACTACCTCTTGTTACTGAGTTTTCATTATTTAACTCTTCGTTATAATCTATTTGCTCGTATATTTTTGATAAATTAAATATACTATTTTTTGTTTCGTCTCTGAAAGCGTGTTCTTCAGTTCTAGGAAACTGTCTATAAAATTCATTTAAAGCGTCTCCGTCGTTTTTTAAACCATCAACTTCATTTTGCCAATGCTCTAATATACCAGTATCTATGATCTCCCCATAAGGCCCTTCAATTTCTGTCTCTGGCGTTTCGAATACAGGTAATCCAAAAGAATCAATGAATCCTTCGTAGTTCCATTCCATAGGTATGAACAAGCTATATAGTCCTGAGCTAGTCTGTCCATTGCGGTTTCGTTTTGTGACATCTGAATCTTTATAAAGTTTCTTAAAATTATCACCTCCTTTATCTAACGCGTTTGATGTTGATCCCATCATACACTTACCTATAACTCTACTACCTAATCTAAGTGTTGTTTTAGTAACGCGCCAATTGTTTAAGATGTTGTTGGGTCTTTCCCATTTACCACTTTCATCATGAACTAATAGTTTTAATTTTTCACCATCATAACTATTATCACCAGTGTTCTTCCAGTCTATCGTGGTATCGAGTCCAGTAAGTTCTTCGGGCCGATCAGTCGTGGACGTGATGTTCCTTCTTGTGAGTTTGGACGCTGGTACTCTATATGCCAACTCTGTTTTGGGACGATCCATTCCGTCTTGTATCGGTTTGAAAAAGAACGGATAATTGACCGATATTGGTACGACTTTATCTGTGAACATTTTTTTGGCATCCGGTCCAGATTTGGACAATATGCCGAATCGTGAATCGGAACTAATAGTTGCTTGATTAACAACTTCTCCTGATGCCATAAACGAAAATCCTGATCTACGATTTTTAAGATAGCACATACCATAACTCCTTCTGTCTGCTTTGCAAGCTTCCCAGAATATATAGAATAATCTGTTTGCTTCCCTAAAGTCTGGTTTGCCAACGTCAATTTTACTCCACTGCAAGTACATATAGTGAGTGCCAGTAATATAAGTAGGAACACCTTTGTTGTAAAACCAAAAACCTTCCTCACGTTTTTTAAATTCGTTTTCAATGTAATCTATGTATTTACTTTTAAAATCACTTGGATACTCTTTCCAATCAAATATAGTTTTTATTCTACTTAATTCTTTTGGATATTCAGTTACTTGCCATTTGTCACCCTCAAACTTATAAACATCTTTAGGTACTTTAGGTAATGCGATCTTTAAATTTTGTATTTCAAGAATATCACCTATCATACCTGTTTTGCTAATTACAATAATATCATTTTCTTTATTGTAACCGTACTCCCACTTTTTAGACTTATTAAGTCTTTTTATGGTATTTATTTTTACAGGTTCTACAACCTTATATAGCTCTTGCTGATACATTATTTAGATTTTCTTTCAGCAAAACCAGAAAAAGACTTTTGTTTCTTTTCTTCTTTAACTACACCATTAAGCATATCTTCTTCGTCTTTTATTCTGTTTAAAATTTCGAAGGCATCGAATATGGCTAGTTTTTTAGTAGCAGCAGCGTTCTTGAGTCTGTCGGCTGACACGTCATCTTCTGTTTCAACGATAGGTTCTTTTGCAACTTTAATAAGCTCTTTAACCGCTTCATGTCCAGCTTGGATTATACTCTTTTTCGTCTCCTTGATATTCATACTTTATAGTTAAATTTTTAGATCTAACTCTATAAAGTCTTTCTCCATTTATAACAAATTCGTATTCGCTAGTAGGTGTAAAACCTACAAGATCACCTTCGTTAACACCTGTCAACTCAGGATCTTTATGCTTTAAAATACCTTTTAATGGTTTTTCTTTATTTAGACTAAATATATTATTAGATTCTATTGGCTTTACAAAACAGTAACCTTTTGTAGGTATCCATTTTACTATTTTTTTATAAGCGAAAATTTGATCAGGAGAGCACAAATAATTGTTATCGTTAATATATGCCCTTCCGTTTTTTTCGTCTCCTCTAATGTCATGATAACGCCTAAAAACGTTATGATGTACAACAACTTCATCACCAACACATATTAAGCTATTATCACTTTGCTTTGGAGTTGCTTTTACAACAGCTATTCTGTTTACGTTTTGATGTGTAAATATTTGAGTATTGGTTATAAGCTCTACACCATCAATATCTTTTTTATTATTGTACCTTTCATTATTATAAGGTTCAACAATATAATCAAATATACTTTGCATTAATACTCTAAGTTATATTCTACAGATACAGCCATGTTTTTATTAAAATCTTTCCAAGGCAATATCTCGTTGTTTTTAGATATATAAACACTAAACTTATCGTTTTCTTCTATTATACTGTCTATAATATGACCACCATACACTTCCTGACCTACAGAATAGTGCATGGCGTCATTTTTATAGTCTTTACCAACACTAATCTTTCTGATCAGTTTCATTTTCCATTTCTTTAATAGTACCATCAACGACACTAATACTTACCCTACCATACTCTTCTTCAAGTTCTACTTGAAATTCGTTTAGTTCTTTTTTGAAACCAGGTAGCATACCAATGATTTCATACTTTTGAGCTTCAAGTCTACCTAATTGAGTTTCAGCTGAGTTAATTTGATTAACTAAACCTTGCAATTTAGTTAATTGTTCGTCTTTGATTTTTAAATCTTTAGTTTTTGCCATTTTATTAAATTTAAATTAAACTTTATTTTACTTTTATATTATTACGCTATTTACACTTTTTTTAACTATTACGAGAACACTATAGATCTTGTAGCGCCAGAGCTAGTTCCAAACGGATTAGAATATACAAACTTATACTTTTGGCTACCTGAAGTAGTAAAGCTTGATGAGCTACCTTGATTTTGACCATTTATAGATAGCTGATTCCATGTAGGTGGTGTACCGTAAAAATAGATTCTTAAATAATTACTGTTTTGGTAATACATAGCTGTGATTGTTGCGTAACTATTTACAACTAAATTCATACTAGCGCTTCCCATGTTTGGAAAAGACAAGCTAGAATAACCATAAAAATAAGAGCTATATATATTATCTACACCAACAGTTATAGTACCACTTAATAAAGTACTTGTTTCATCGTGATTATAACTATAGAACTCCGACATAGCGTGTGGAGATGATCCATTAGGTCTGTTAGCGCTTATGTTAGCAGTGTTTATTGTGCTCACTATACCAGTGGACATTGCGTATAAACTTAAGCTACTATAACTGTTAGATGAGTTGTAGTTGTTCGTACTTAATTCTCTACGTATACCAAGCATTGATAATGCCCCAGATGATGGTACAGCCATTTTACCAAGGGTTTTCCATTGATACGTTAGTAGGTGTTTGAATAGCCTCTATTAAAACATCCACATAAGCACATATAGAATCATAAGTAGCAGATCCAGTTACCCATCCTTTAACCTGATCTTCTGTTAAATCAGCGAAAGGTGTAAAATTATCAGCATCGTAAGTGCATGATATACCATCATAATGGATAGCTTCCGTTCCATCGTCGGCTACACCTTGTACTTTATAATTTACTGAAGTTACTACATTAGTAGCACCTTCTAAACTTGGAGCACCCATAAGTTCAATTATTGTTACGTTATATGTTGTTGCCATTATTTAATTGTTTTGTTAATTGTTCTAAAATTGTTGTTAATTCTTCTATTTGAGCTTGCTGCTCTTTCATACCTTCTATAAGTAAAGGTACTATTTTTTCGTATTGTACTGTTAAATAATCTTCACCAGATTTAGAAACGTCTGAACCATCGTTATCAAATGGGGCTAGTTTAACAGCTTCTGGTAGTACTTCTTTTACATCTTGTGCGAATACACCTACTAATCTTTCATTAGTATTAAAATCTGCTTCTTCTTTTGCTTTGTCGTTCCAATTGTAAGTAAAACCAGATAGTTTTGAAATTTTACCCAAAGCACCATTTATTGGTAAAATATTTTCTTTTAGACGTTTGTCAGAAGAATATGCTATAATATCATTTGAAGCATCAATCCTACCATAAGTTGTACTAGCACTTGCGCTTCCTACACCTATAGAGCCTTTTACATAAAGCCTATTTACAGAGCTAGATGTACCTGTTACATTACCTATATAATAACTTAACGCTGTGTTATACCATTGTGCTGATCCATAGTAATAGCCTATAGTCTGTGTTCCATAGCTTCCATTAGTATAACTCCAAGATCCAGTAGAAGTAATTCCTCCAGTAAGATCTATTCCAGATGAACTTGTTTGAAATTTTCTGCTTCCATTGTGATATAGCTCTGTAGAACCGTTAACATTATACAATAATATCCATTCACCATTATAATCGTCATATATACCAACGTCAGAGTTATTACCCATAAATGACCACCTGTTGTTTCCATCAACTATTTGTATACCACTCCAGCCTAAAGTTGATTTTTGGTTTATTTCTAGCAAACCACTTCTATCCGATGAATCTTCTAACTTTATACCACCTATTGTTATTGATGTTGGTGAACCAGTTAAATAACCAGCGCTTGCATGATTACCCCAACCGTATGCTGTATTCCAGTTGTTTATATTTGTTTGTGAAAAATTATTTTCTGTCCAAACTGTGGTCCACGGGTTCCAACCTTGACAACAGTCTCTTAGTGATCTAATTTTCAACGGCGTACTAGAAGCACTAACCCAATCAATAGAAAGTTCAAAACCTTGACTAGCAGTTGACATTACTTGTAAAGTAGTATCATAAGTATGAGGTCTATTAGTACCACTACTGTAGCCTTCATACACTGTTAAACCTGTTCCAAAATTACCTCTATTACTAGTACTACTGCTACTAGCTACGTAATTTTGATTTGTATAAACCCTAACAAGATCTGAACCGCTTGGTATAGTTGGTTTGTTTGTTAAATTGTTATAACTAATATCTATATTTGCGCTACCATTAAAACTTGTTCCAGCTATTGTTCTAGCTGTTGTTAATGTATCTGCATTTGGGTGATACCCGTCATGAAAAATTCTTTGCTTAACAGCTCCTCTTGACCACCCACCAAACACAAAATCATTGCTAGCACCATCTAAACCAAAGTACGCTGCATAATCTCCTGAAACATGAAATGTCATAAAAGCATCATGACCGGCATTATCTTGATAAATCTCTAATGGTGATTGGCTTCCACTAGTTGTGTCTATTTCATTATTTGATTGGAATCTAGTTACAGAACCTAAACTGTGAGTAGCACCAATTTTTACGTATGTACCATCGTGGTTGTGTGAAGATGCTGCCGCGCCCACTTCTGCTGCTGTTGGAGGATGTCCTTCATGGAAAACTTTTCTCCATGAGCCGAAACTTCCGTTGCTTACATTTCTTAATTGTAATGCGTTTTCGCCGCTTCCCGCATCTGATCCCGCAAGCTGTATACCATATGAGGCTGTACCTCCAGAACTATGCGAATATATATTTAAAAGCCAGTTAGCGTTGTTATTAGTAGAAGGCTTATTTGATGCAGATGACGAAAATCGACCAAATATAAAACCTTGATCCCTGCTTGTTCCAGGGGCTGTCCATGCTGAATTTAAATTACTTACAGAAAAATCTTGATCAATTATTCCGTTAATATGCAAAGCTACTCCAGATGAACCAGGGTCTAAATAATAACTTGTGCTTGCTTTATCATAGTATTTAGTGGCATATACGGCACCTACTGAACTAGTATGACCTAAATATAAATCACCATTACCTCTAAGATTTAATACTTTACTAAAAGCTCCCATACCAGAACTTGGTCCATTTGCTGCTTGATTTACTCTTGTTATATTAAATATATCCTTACCAGAGCTAGCTGTTCCTGTACCAAAAGGAGTATTACCTAATACTAGTGCTGTTACAGCTCTACTATTACCAGTTACATAATCTGATCTGTTTTCTGTTGTTAATGCTGTGACACCTGTTTCATAAGAATTCATTCCATATCTTCTAGGATGCTCACTTCTTAATTGAAAGTTACCACCAGATGCGTTGTAACCTAACATATCAACACCATTTAGCATTTTTAGATATGCACCGTTATACTGCAGATTAGCTTCACCTTGAATAGCTGATGCACTTGTAGCTGTAAGAAGTCTATCATTAGCTCCTCCACTCATGGTTATACCACCTGGATTAGTTACAGTTGCTGATAATGTTACGTTGGCAGAACCATCTATAGATACAGATCCACTTAAATCACCGCCTAGCGTAATAGTTCTTGCTGTTGTCCATTTGTCGGCATTAGGGTGATAGTTATCTGCAAAAACTCTTTGATTAGTATTTACATAACCATTACCTCTAGCGTAAAATTTTCCATCACCTGCTATTTTAAATTCATCTCTAGCCGTGTATGGTGAATATGTTTTTTTGTTTCTAAATATCCAAGTGTCGCCAGTTTCAAGATCATCTACAATCTCAAAAATCATTTTTACATCATTAGTGGATGGTGCTTCACCATATAATCTCCAGCCATCATTGTCTCCAACAAGTTGACTAATCATATGATCTGGAGCAGAAGAGACACCATCACCGAATGTAGTACCTACCGTGTTTTGGCCTAAAGAAAGAAGATCAATGTCTGTAATATTATTACTGTTCATTGATAAGTTACCTGCCATTGTATCACC